AGGAGCCCGGCGCGGCCGTCAAGCTGACCAACATCGGCGTCTGAGGAGGTACGGACATGGCTGAGACGCTGAGCGAGCGGCAGGCCCGCGAAGAGGCCGAATCGCTCAAGGCGCTCGACGAGCGCGACAAGGAGACCGAACGCCGCATGGGCAAGGACGAGTACGTCGTCGTCGCCCCGTACGTGACGCTGAAGATGAACGACGGCAACGGCGGAGCCGTCGTGCGCGGCTTCAACGAGGGAGCCGTCGTGAAGGCGGAGGACGTCGACGAGGACAACCTCCGGCATCACGTCGAGACCCGCCTCCTCGCGCCGAAGGGCCACCCGGACGCCGAGTTCGCGGCGCCGGCGGGCACACCGAAGCCGGGCGAACCCCCGAACGTCCCGGTGACCGAGGGGCCGCAGGCCAGCGCGCTGGACACGGAGTCACGCCTCGCCCGCAACCGGCAGGCGGCGGACGAGGCTAAGCGCAACGCGCCGAAGCCCGGCCCCTCCGGCACCAAGGCCTGATCAATGGCCGACCTGTTCGACCTCGGGGATCTGCCGTCCTGGCTGCAGACCCCCGGGGTCGACACCGAGACCGCCACGCGGGTCCGGCGGTACGTGAACGGCTGGCTGCAGGACGCGGCCGGGCTAGACGCCTGGCCGGCCGTCATCCCGGATCGACTTTGGGCGTGGGCGATCGAACTTGCCGCGATCGTCATGGAGAACCCGACGGCGAAGTGGTCGCAGACCGTCGACGACTCCACCGACGTCTACGACCGCGGGCCGCAAGGCCGCCGGCGCGAGATCCTCGACGCCGTACGCAGGGCCTACAACACCGCCGGAAAGCCTCAGGGTTCGTTCCCGGAGCCGGACTGGCATTGGAATTCCGTGCCGACCATGTCGGCTCTGACCAACTGATCGGGGAACCGTCATGTCCGTCGGACGGGGTTTGACCAAGCAGGACATCGATGGTCGGGCTGCTGCGGTTGTGGAGCAGGTCTGGGCGGCGCTGAACGAGGCAAACAAGATGTCCCTCTTCCTCGCCAACACCAACATCATCCCGAATGACACGTTTCTGACGAACCTTGGCTACACGTCAGCAGAGGTGACGCTGCTGCGCGCGGCCGTCAACGATCTGGGCTCAGCCAACGGCTTGTGGGGTGTGGCGCACACGCAGAAGACCGTGCTCGCCGTGAACAACTTCTTCTTCAACGGCCAGCAGATCACCGGCGCGAATTACACGGGATGAGCCGCGCGTTCGGTGGCCCGTCGACCAACGACACCATCACCTTCAGCCCGGGCAATGCACCGCCGGATCAAGGACCGATCACTTTCGCGTCCCTGGTGAAGGCGCCTTCTGGGTTCGGCTGGATCGCCTCCGGCAACAACGGAACGTCGGCGAACTGGGCGTTCGGCCTGGACGCGTCCGCCTGGTTCGCGTGGAACGACTTCACCTCCGGCCGGGCGCAGATCATCACCACCAGCCATTGGGCGTGGGTGGTCTGCACGAAGACTTCCGGCAGCACCATTCCGCGATGGCACCTGCGCGATGTGACCTCGGCCGGATCCTGGGACCACACGAACGCGACCGGCGGCACCGTCGCCGACAACACCGGCACCATCACCAACGTCCTGGTCGGCAACTTCGGTGGCGGCGGGGCAGCCAATGCCTGGCAGGGCTCGATCGCCGCGATCGCGGCGTGGGACTCGGTACTGACGGACTTGCAGGTCGAGGGGGCTTGCACGCTGTCGGCGGCCGACCTGCTGTCCGGCGGCGGCGCGGCGGCCGCGAAGTGGATGGTCCGGTTCAACCAGGCCAGCACCGGCACGTCCGTCTCGGACGACACCGGCGGCGGCGGTAACCAGTCGGCGATCAGCGGGACCACGGTCGATGTCGACGAGCCGCCCGGATGGTCGTACAGCCTGACTTCGTCGTTCGTGGCTCGTCAGCCGCTCACTCTCCGCCAGGCCGTCAAACGCGCCGCCACATTCTGAGGAGTCGCCATGTCGGCCAAGACGTACCGGGCGTACAACGGCGCATCGCCGACCACGGCGGCACTGGCGCCGGTAACCACCGGCACGGCGATCAAGACCATGCTGCAGATCGCGACGCCGTCAACAGAGCAGCTGCGGGTCGTCGAGTGGGGGATCAGTTTCGACGGCTCGGCCGCGGCCACGCCCGGAAAGATCGAGCTGATCGAGACGGATGTCGCCGCGACGGTCACGGCGCACGTGGCGGCCGGAATCATCAAGGTCAACTCGCCGAACGACGTCGCGTCGCTTGTCACCCTCGGCACCTCGGCGACGGGCTACACCGCCAGCGCCGAGGGCACCACAACGGCGTCGCGGTTGCTGGACTACCAGCTGATCGCGCCGACCGGGCAGTACGTGATCCAGTACCCGCTCGGCCGTGAGAAGGAAGTCGCAGCCTCGAAGTTCCTCCGGGTCCGAGTCACTTTCGCCGCCGCGGTGAACGCAGTGTGTTACGTGGAGTGGGAGGAGTAGGCCCCGCCCCTTCAAGCGAGAGGCGGTAGCCGATGGCCCGGCTCGGTCGCACCCTTCCCGCCAGGCCGATCATCAAGCGGCAGGCAACCAGTAGCTCCACCAGCAATGGCACTGCGTCGGTCACCGGCTTTGGTGCGGTCACGGCGCTCGCGACCCAGATCGCCGGCCAGACCGTCACCGGCGCAGGCTCCATCTCGGCCCCGATCACCATCATCGCCACGGCGACCGTCACGGGTACAGGATCCGTCACCGCGCTGGTGACCCTGCCAGGCTCGGCGACCGTATCCGGCACCGGAACGCCGGCGGCCCTCGTCACCGAGCAGGCCGGCGCGTCAGTCACCGGCACAGGCAGCGTCAGCGCCAACTCGGGCGGCACCGCCTCGGGCGCTGCGACCATCACCGGCGCAGGCGTGGTCACGGCTCCGGCCGTCCAGGCGGCCGGATCGTCGGCGACCGGCGCAGGCTCGGTCAGCGCCCTGGCCAGGATCTCAGCCCCAAGCTCGGCGACGGGCGCGGGCGCCACTACCGCCCTGGTCGTCCAGGTCGCGACTGCCACGGTGGCGGGCGTCGGCTCGGTGACGGCGAACTCGGGCGCGGCAAGCTCCGGCACGGCGACGGTGACCGGTGCGGGCGCGGTCAGTGCGGCGGGCGCCATCGTTGGCGCCGCCTCGGTTTCGGGGTCCGGATCCGTCGCCGCACTGGCCCGCTTGCAAGCCACCGCCGGTGTTACCGGCGCGGGCTCCGTCTCCGCGTCCGGTGGTCTGGTCGTCAACGGCACCGCCGCGGTCCTCGGCGTCGGCCACGTCACGGCGTCGTCGAACTCGAAGATTACCCCGCGCCCGAACTCGGGACGCACCCCACGACCGTTCGCGGGCACGACCGCGAGGCCTTGAGGAGGCTCCATGAGCGAATCGAGTCGGCCAAATATCGAGGTCAACTGGCCGCGCGGCTACGGGTCGCGAAGCGATTCGCCCGAGTTCGACGCGGGCCAGGGCTGGCGGGTGCTCGACCCGGACGGCAACGTCGTCGCGTCCGGCGGCGTCAGCATCGCCCAGGCCGACGGGCAACTCGCAGGGCTCATTGCGGCACTCAGCACCGAAGGAGAGCAGGAGTAATGGCCGGTATCCCGCAGTCCATGGCGTCGAACATCCTCAACGCCACCACCCCGACCGGCACGTCCGGCGCGCCCGGCTCATTCACGGCGTTCGCGGGCTCGGCGATGAAGGTCCGGCTCAACTCGACGAGCTCGACCGCGTCGGCGAACGGTACGCAGCTGACCGGCACCGGCTACACCGCCGGCGGCACCGCCGTCCCGGCCGCGTCGACCGCCTCGAGCTCGGGCAGCAACGTCACGCTCCCGGCATCGTCGGCGCTGTCCTGGACGAACGGCTCGGGCGGCTCGTGGTCGATCGTGTCGTTCGACCTCACCGACTCGGCCGCTGCCCGCTCGTGGTTCGGCGACTTCAACGGCCAGCCGATCAGCGTGGCGAACGGCAACACCTTCCAGATCGCGGTCGGCGGGATCTCGATCGGCCTCTCGTGATCCTGCACGACACCATCACCCGCCTGCGCGCCCCGCTGACCTCGAGCGGCTACGGCAACCAGGAGCGGAACTGGGCGGCTGCGACCAGCACGGACATCACCGTGAAGTGGTCGCACAAGTCGGTCGGCGAGGTCATCGGCGACGAGCCGCGCACGGACACCCGCGCGTTCGTCTTCGGCAATCCCGACCTCGACCTCGAAGCGACGGACCGGGTGATCGGCCCGGATGGCTTCACCTACGAGGTGGACGGCGAGGTCATGCACTCGTACGTGCGCGGCCAGCTCCATCACTTACGCGCCTACCTGCGCCGCATCGCGACCAAGGACTGATCGGCCCTGGGGTCGGTACGTCGACCATCCGGCATTGGTTAGAAGCGGCGTCCCGCCTCACCGCAGCTTTCCTGTCTTCGCCTCGCCGGACCTCAGCTCGAGCACTAGTCCGACCCGCTTGCGCGCCCCAGGGCCTCGTTCACTGTACGCCGGGAGGCCAGCGTGACGTACCCGCAGCTTCCCGACGCTGAGGCCGCGCTCGTCGCCTTCCTCGCCACCCACTCCATCCTCGCGCCGCTGCACGGCGGCCGGGTCGGTACCGAGCTGCAGTCGGACCTGACGTGCCTGCAGGTGACCGCGCTCGGCGGCCCGCAGCCGTGGCCGTGGGAGTCGGCGCCCGAGTTCCAGGTCTCGTCATGGGGCGGCACCAAGGCTGATGCCAGCGCCCTCGACCGGGCGGCGCGCGCGGCCGTCTTCGAGCTGCTCGGCACGGCCATCACGGGCGGGCGAGTGGTCGAGATCGGCGTCCGACTGGCCGGCCTGTGGTCGCCCGCCGAGGACACCAATCGCCCGCGCTACCGCAGCGATTTTGCACTGACCGTCATGCCCTAGAACCGGAGGTCCCGTGGGCGCCTACATCGCACGAGAAAACATCGCCGTGGGCGAGGCGCTCGCCTACACCCGCGGCCAGCGCGTCGAAGCCGACGCCGTCAAGGCCAACGGCTGGGACGCCCTCGTCGTCGGCGAGAACACCAAGGAGGCCGCGGCCATCCACGCCGACATCACCGGCCAGCCCGCCGAGGAAACCAAGACCACCCCGGCGGCCCGCGCCGGCGCGAAGCCGCAGGAGGGCTGATCCGTGGCCGTCAACACCGTCACCTCGAACCTCATCGAGTCCGGGCCCGGCAAGATCTATTACGCGCCGCTCGGCACGGCGATCCCTACCATCACGGCGGCCGCCAGCAAGGTCGCCGCGACGTGGACGAACTGGGTGTCGCCGGGCTCGACCGACGCGGGAATCACCTACACCGAGTCCGTCGAGACCGCGGACATCCAGGTCGCCGAGTCGCTCTACCCGGTGCGAACGGTAACCACTTCCAAGAGCTCGCGCATCGCGTTCGTCATGAACGAGATCTCCGACCTCAACTGGAAGCTGGCCTGCAACGGCGGCACCATCACCACCTCCGGCTCCGGCGCGACGAAGCTCAACACGTACGTGCCGCCCCTGGTCGGCGCCGAGGTCCGCGTGATGCTGGCCTTCGTCGCCAACCTGGACACAGAGATCATCGTCTGGCCGCAGGTGTTCAACGTCGGCAACGTCGAATACACGCGCGGGACGTACGAGACGAAGGCTGGGCTGTCCGTCGAGTTCAACGCCGAAATCCCGGCGACCGGCTACGTGACCCCGTACCAGCGCTTCACCGCGGGCTCGCTCGCCGCGTTCTGATCCGTCCATCTCGACGCCCCGGAGCTCAGTGCTTGCGGGGCATTTTCGTGCCCGGCCGCTACCCGATGGGCGGCCGGGCACCATCGGGCACATCGGGGCAGGAGAAGCAATGGCATTCACGCCACTCAGGGAGCCCGAGGAGCCGGACGGCGACGTTCCGGTGTGGATCGGTATCACGGAGGAAATGGCCGCAAGGCTCAGTGCGGGGGCTGCACTGGTCTACGCCATCTACTACCACCCGGGCGCAGTTGAGCTGCTGAAGCACTTCAACAGCGGCGCATCGGAAGCCTACGGCTACGCCTGTAAGGCGTATGGGCTCGGTGGTCGCTGATGGCGAGCCTGGGATCCTTCGGCGCAGCGAAGCGGGAGTACGCGCCAGCCGAAACCGAGCCGGACACCTTCGAATTCTGCGGCGAGACGTTCACCGTCAAGGGAACCATCCCCGGCATGGTCCACCTGACCGTCGCGGCCGCGTTCAGCGGAAAGGTGACCGGCGTCGACTTCGCCGCCGCCCTCCTCGAGGCGATCCGCTACGCCCTCACCACCCCGGCCGCCGGCGACACGGCCGAGGACGAGTCGGAGTGGCTCCGGTTCTACGAGCTCGCCGTCGAACGGGACGCCCCCACCGAGGAGTTGCGGGACCTCGCCTACGTGCTGGTGGGCAATGACACGGGCCGCCCTACCGTGCGGCGATCTGGCTCCTCGACTGGATCGTCGGCAACTTCGACGAGTTCGAGCTTCTCGTCCTCGGATACGCCGGGTTCGCCGGGCTCGAGCCCGGACGACGCGGGCTCGGCTGGCTGAACCACGTCTCCGGCCGCCTACTGGCCACGATCGCCTACCGCCATCTGCGCGAACCCCTGCGGCACCTGCGCGAATGCGCGAACAACTGCGCCCGGGGCTGCCCGGTCGGCGACTTCCACGCCGCCCTGAATGAGCCCTTCCTGGCTTCCGAGCGGGCGCAGGCGAAGGCCGAAGAGGACCGCATGCAGGCGCTCGCCCGCGGCGACTTCACCCACCTGGAAGGAGCGGGCGATGAAGCTGGACAACCGGCCGACTGACCCGCAGGCACTGCGCGAGCTTGCCAACTCGCAGCAGGCCCAGGACGCCGCCTACGAGATGGCCAAGGACATCCAGCGCGATGCCCGCCGCTTCGCCCCCGTCCGAACCGGGAACCTGCGCCGGCACATCGCGATCGAGGAGTACACCGACCTCAACACCGGCGTAGAGGGGTTCGCTGTCGGCTGGGATGACAAGGGCTGGTACGGGCAGATGGTCGAGGAGGGCACCGAGCACACCAATCCCCGACCGCACCTTGTGCCCGCCGCGATCAAGAACGGCGCCACCTACACCGGCGGTGACGCGTGACCGTTCTCCGCCGCGGCTATGTCCCGGTCGAGCCCGACACCGACGGCTTCGACGAGAAGCTTAAGGAGCAGTTCCGCAAGCAGGACCCGGGCGGCCGGGCCGGTAAGCAGATCGGCGGGCAGCTCAACCGCGCCCTGAAGCGGGTCAACATCGACCCGATCGACATCAAGGGCGACCCGAAGAAGGCACTGGCTGCGATCGGCGTTGCCGAGGCGAAGCTCAGGGAGCTGTCACGGGACTCAGCCACCGTCGAGGTAAGGGTCCAGACCGAGCGGGCGCTGGGCCAGCTCAGCCGGTTCAAGAAGCAGCTGGGCGACACCGGGGACGAGGCGGGCAAGGAGTTCACGTCCAAGTTCGCCAAGGACGTCGGCGAACTCGGCGTCTTCCTGGACCGGCTGGACCTCCCGTCGATCGACATCACCGCCGACCCGGACAAGGCGCTCAAGAGCATCGCCGAGACCGAAGCGGCGCTGCGGGAGCTGTCCGGCAAGGCCGCCACGGTCGAGATCCGCGTCGACGCCGAGAAAGCCCGCGGCGAGCTCGAGCGACTCAAGAAGCAGCTCGGCGGGGAGGCCGGCAAGGGCGGCGGGCTCGGCGAGAGTCTCGGACTGCTCAAATCCCCGGCCGCCCTGGGAGCGATTGCGGCCGCCGCCGCCCCGGTGATCGGTGCGACGATTTCGGCTGCGGTGATCGGCGGAGCGGGCGCCGGCGGCGTCATCGGCGGGCTGCTGCTGGTCAAGGATGATCCGCGCGTTCAGGCTCTCGGCACGGAACTGGGGAAAAAGCTTCTCGGCAGCCTCAAGTCGGACGCCGAGCCGTTCATCCAGCCCGTGTTCCTGGCGGTCGCGAAGATCGAGGCCCGCTTCGACGCGATGGAAGGCCGCATCAAGAGCATCTTCGCGTCCTCGTCAGGCTTTCTCGACCCGCTGGTGGACGGCGCGCTTCGCGGCGTTGACGGGATTCTCAAAGGCGTTGAGTCCCTGGTCACCAAGGGCAAGCCGGTCATCGACGCCCTGGGCGACTCGTTCTCGATCATCGGTGACTCGGTGGGTAAGGCGCTGTCGGTCATCGCCGGGGACTCGAAGGACGCCGGCAGCGCGTTGACGGTGATCGCCAAGTCCGCCGGCGTGCTGATCGAGGCCGTCGGTTACCTGGTCCGGGGCCTGACCGAGCTGTACGGGATCATCTCGTACCTGCCGAGCAAGTTCCAGGACGCCGAGTTTGCGGTGGCTGGGCTCGTCGGGTTCAACAAGGACATGACCAAGAGCGCGGCTGACGCAGCGATCTCGGTAGCGGCGCAGGTCGTAGCCCTGACCAAGGAGAACGCGGCCGCCCGGGCTGCGGCCGCTGCTGCCGGTTCGTTCGTGGCGAGCCAGAAAGACGTCAAGGCCGCTCAGGACGCCGCCACGCAGGCGCAGAAGGCGTACAACGACTCGATCACCGCGCTCGGCCCGGCCGGGGGCCGGGCGGCCCAGATCGTCGATGGTCTCCGCCGCGCCACCGACGCGCTGCATGGCGCGCAGATCGCGGCCACTGACGCGAACGAGGCGTACCAGGCTTCCTGGGATGCCCTGTCGGCGTCCATCAAGCAGAACGGCCGCACGCTCGACATCCACAGCGCAGCCGGTCGAGCCAACCGCGACGCGCTCGAGGCTGTGGCGACGGCCAGCAAGGACATGTACTTCGCCGACATCCAGGCGGGCGTGGGTATCGACGCGGCGACGAAGAAGCACAACAACCGGATCGGCGCACTCAAGGAGGAGGCGCACCGGTCCGGTCTGAGCAAGCAGGCCACCGCTGAGCTCATCGGCACCTACGGGAAGATCCCGAACAGGAAGGAAACCGACCTGGTTCTCGGCGGGCTTCGCGAAATCGCGAATGCCCTGCAGGGCCTGTACCTCTATCAGCGGTCCCTGGCCACCGGCCGCACGGTGGCGCAGACCGCCCGCGACATCGCCCACGAAAAGGGTGTGCCGTCGGGCTTCCAGGGTCCGGTGAGAGGCCCGGACGGCAAGTACTACGCCACCGGCGGCCAGGTCGGAGGCTGGTCGCCGCACGACCGGGCCGACAACATCCCGGCGTGGCTCACCGCGCGGGAATGGGTACACCCGGTCGACGCCGTCGACTACTACGGCTCGCAGGTCATGAGCGCCATTCAGCATCGGCAGGTGCCCCGCGAGGTGCTGGCCGGATTCGCCAGCGGCCAACTCGGCAGGATGGGTGATCTGCCGCTGGGCCTCGCCCGCGGCGGGATGGTTGCCCCCGTCGACACGTCCCGCGTGTGGCGGTTCCCGGCCACCTTGTCACGGACTCGGATCCCGTCCAAGGCCGAGGTGGCGGCGAAGGTGCCCTTGGGCGGCGCCGCAGGCCCGTTCCTGCGCGCCCAGGACGGCAAGCCTTACGTCTGGGCTTCGGCGGGCCCGTACGGGTACGACTGCTCCGGCATCGTCTCCGCGGTCTACAACTTGCTGCACGGCCGGAACCCGTACAGCCACACGTTCTCGACGAGCAGCCTGCCGGGTAAGTGGTTCCCGAAGGGCGGCATCGGCGGTCAGCTCACGGCGGCCTGGTCCAACCCGGGTGAAGCCCCGGCGTCGTCGACGACCGGTCACATGATGGGCATGGTCGGCGGGCTGACCTTCGAGTCGACCGGCTCCCGCGGCGTGCACCTGGGCAAGACCACGCGCAGCCTCACCGATTTCGCGCACATCGCTCACTTTGCCCGCGGCGGGCAGGTGCCGAAGTTCGACACGGGCGGCGTTCTCGCGCCCGGACTCAACACCGTCTACAACGGGCTCGGCCGCCCGGAACCGCTCGTCCCTGCGGCCGGCGGCAACACCTACAGCATCACCGTCAACGTCCCGGCAACCGCGCATCCGGCGGAGGTGGGCCGGCAGGTTGTCACCGCGATCAAGGCCTACGAGCAGGGCAACGGGTCGAGGTGGCGGCAGTGACGTTCGTCGTCCAGGTCGGGCTCTCGACCGGCGCCGGCGTCGACCCGACGTACCTGCGGCTGGACGACCCGGTTGCGGGACTTCTCGACCATCAGGTCCTTGCTCCGGGCAACGTTTTCACCGACGTGTCGACGGACACGAACGGCCGGCAGCGGGTCATGGCGTTCAGCATCGACCGCAGTTCGACGCAGGGCGCGGGTCAGCTGGTGGAGTACGCGACCGGCACCTTGTCGCTGACCTTGCGCGACGACAACGGCGACCTCGACCCCGCAAACATCGCCGAGCCGTTGCCGGGCGTCGCGATCGTGTTGTCGAGGGTGTGGGCGGGCACGGTGTATCCGCTGTTCACCGGGACTGTCGATTCGTGGCTGCCCAGCCTGGTCGCTCCGACTCAGGCGGTCGTCGTCATCACCGCGTCAGACGCGCTTGCCGAGATGGCCGGGTACGACCGCGGCGCGGTCGCCCCGACCGGCGCCGGCGCCACGTCGGGTGCTCGCGTCACTGCGGTGCTTGACGGGATCGGCTGGCCCGCCGGGCGGCGGAACATCGACACCGGCACGTCCACGATGGCGGCAACCGACTTCTCCGGCAACGCGCTCGACGAGATGCGGAACGTCGCCACCGCCGAGGTGGGGGATCTGTGGGCCACCGCCGACGGGAAGATCCGGTTCCGTAGCCGCTACAACCTCTACACGGCGACGGCAAGCCGGACCGTCCAGGCAACCTTCGGCAGCAACCCGGCCGCCGGCGAGCTGCCCTGGGTGGGCCAATTGGGGCTGTCATACGACCGCAGCACGCTGATCAACGTCGTGCGGGCGTCCCGGCCGAGCGGCACGGTGACCGAGATCGGCGACGAGGTCTCCCGGTCACGCTACCGGGACCGGGCGCACGAAGAACTGAACCTGGCCCTCAACGACGACGCCCAGGTGGCGACGTGGGCGACGTACGTGCTGGCCCGCGACGCGACGCCGAAGCTGCGGTTCACCGATGTGGAGATCGACCCGCGCGCCAACGAGGCGGTCCTCTATCCGCAGGTACTCACCCGTGATTTCGGAGACCGGATCGCCGTGGTGCGTCGCCCGCCCGGCGTCTCCGCGGATACGCGGGAGTGCTACATCCGCGGCATTCACCACTCCTTCCAGGCGCCGACGGAGTGGCAGACCCGGTGGGAAGTGGAACCTGCCGTGCTCGGCAACCCGTTCATCCTCGACGACCCGACGTACGGGCTCCTCGATTCCACCAACGTGCTGATCCTGTGAGGGGCTGATGGGCTTCAAGCTCTGGTCGACGAACGAGCTGGCGACCTCCTCGGACGTCAACACCTACCTCGCGAAGCAGGTAATCGTCGTTTGCACGTCGGGCACCAGGCCTTCGAGCCCGCCCAACGGGATGCACATCTACGAGACCGACACGAAGTTTCTGCTGAAGTACAACGTCTCCCAGTGGGAGGTCGTGGCCGGGTCCCGGAGCACCTATACGCCGGCGTTGACCGCGGCAACGACGAACCCGACGCTCGGCACCGGATCGGTGGCGGTGGGCTGGTGGACTGCCGAGCCGGGCCCCAGTGTCAGCCTGAACTTTTTCATCAAGTTCGGCACCTCAGGCGTGGCCGCGGGATCCGGCGCCTACTCGGTTTCTCTGCCCTCCGGGATCACGTCGGCGCCCGTCTATGGGACGGGGCACGTTGCTGTCGGTCCGGCTCAGATGGCCGACTTCAACACCGGTGCGTTCCAGCCCGGGTCGGTCTTCGTCCCGGCCAGCAGTACGACGCTGAGCCTCGTCGGCGCGGCACCCGTGACGAACACCTATCCGTGGACGTGGGCGGCGAGCGATTACCTCTCGGGCAGCGTCATCATCCCGATCTAAGAGAAGGGCCAGTCATGGCCACCAAAGCGACGTTCAACCTCGCCGACGCCAACGCCACCTTTGACCGGGTCGCCTTTTCGGTTGAGGTCAACGTTCCGGTTACGGACGAATGGCTGCAGGACGTGCAGAACTACTTCGCCGCGAACCTGCCGCCCGGCGTGGCGTGGTCGGCGGTCTACAAGTTCTCGATGCAGGTCCAGGAGGACCGCGAGCTCGACCCGGCCCCGTAGGACAGGAGGCAGCATGGCGAATTGGATTCTGACGCTCGGCCTGCAGAACCTGCGGCGCCAGGTCGATGCGGCGCTCCCCGGCCGGGACAAGGCCTCGGACGGCACGATCGGTGATGCCGCCCACCAGGCCGAGACGAGCAGCCACAACCCCGACGACACCGCAGGCTCGACGCCGGAGTGGAACGGCGACCCGGACTCGACCCCCGAGGTCCGCGCCTGGGACATGGACTCCGACCTGCGCACGCCCGGAGTGACCGCGCAGCAGGTCGTCGACCACATCCGCGCGCTGCCCGGCGTCTCGAACGTCCTGCGCTACCTCATCTACAACCGGAAGATCTACCGGGCGTCGAACGGCTGGGCGGCCGAGGCATACACCGGCGCGTCCGCGCACACCGAGCACATCCACTTCACCGGCCAGTTCACCCAGGCCGCCGACAACAACACCAGCTTCGACTACCGCCTGGAGGATCTCGTGTCGCTCTCCGCCGACGACAAGGACTGGATCGAAGCGCGGCTCGACGCGCTGATCACGAACGCGGCGTGGGCCAGCGGCGGCGGCCAGCACAGCCCCGTGGGTGACGCCGCGCTGAACTCGAGCTACCCGCGCAGCCCCGGCGCGGATCGCACGTACACCTGGCAGAACCTGCAGGCGCTGCAGAGCGACGTCACGGCGATCGCCGCCGGCGTACAGGCCGTCCGCACCGCCGTGGCCCAGCCGGCCACGGTCGATGTGACCGCGCTCGCCGCCGCGCTGGCCCCGTTGCTGCCGCTCCCGGCGGCCGTCACCGAGGCCGAGCTGCAGGATGCGATCATCGGCGCGCTGAAGATCCTGGTCGACCGGCCCGCGGCCTAACGGCCGGTGGACCTGTTCGGCATCCCGGGCGCGGTAGTCGTCCAGGGCGGCGCGGTCGCCGTTCTCATCCTCGCCGTCATCGGGATCTTCACCGGCAGGCTCGTGCCCCGCCGTTCCCTCGAGGATGTCCGCGCGGATCGGGACGCGCGGCTCGCGGAGGAGCGGGCCCGGGGCGACGAGTGGCGGGCGGCGGCGCAGGCTCAGGATGCCCGCAACGACTTACTCTCGCAGCAGGTGGCGCAGCTCCTCGACGCGGCGCGCACGACGAACGCGCTCATCGAAGGGCTCCGTCAGGCGAGTCAGGAGCGGCGCCGATGAGATGGCCATGGAGCAGGGAGCCCGCACCGGAGCCCATCGCGGATGACGTGGACGATGCCGTCCGGGCCCGCCGGCGCGCCGAGGCGGCGCTCGAGCGGGACCGTGCCCGGTCGAAGGAGGTCCGGGACGTCACCGCCGCGAGCCGCCGGCACGGCACCGTGAATCATTTCGCGCAGCTGATCGCTGAGACTTTCCGGGGGTAAGTGGTGGTGACCTCCCAGAACCCCGGGTCGATCTGGGTGAACGCGGCGATCATCGCCACGTTCGCGGGTGCGCTGGTGTTCGTGGCCAGCTACGCGTGGCGGACGCGCGGCGCGTGGCGTAGTACGGCGGTGGGCCGCAACGTGATGGCGTTGATGGCGGTGATCCTGATCGTGTCGGCGCTGGCCGTGTCGGCGATCATCTGGGGTACCGACTGGCCGCACCGCAACGCGATCCGGTTCGTCGCTTGGTCGCTGGTGGCGGCGTGCGTGTGGTGGCGCGTGGTGATCCTGTGGCGCATCCAGCACCGCAAGGAATAGACCAGCGCGCGCACGCAGGGCCCGGCGGTTGGTGGCCGCCAGGCCCTCACGCGCTTGCTTGCCGCACTCCCGCCGTCGCTCGGTAGCGGCCCACCGGGGGGATCCAAGCCCCCACACTCGCCTGCGGTTCGCCCCGTCGGGCCGGCCCAGCGGCTTCGCCGTTCAGCTACCGGCCGGCACCACCCGCTGCCCTCGCTGACCCCACCAGCGTGACACCCTGAAAATTCGGGTGCAAGCGCCTGAATATGTGCCACCTGATCGGGCGATCCGATCCGACCGAACGGACCATTCGCCGCAGGTCACGGGCTTGGCGCCTCCACCCACTCCCCGCCGACGGTCCGCATCCACCGCCGTGC